TCTCACCCATGGAGCGACGTGGCAGATGCGTTCCAGTACCTGTGCTTACACGCCGACGGGGGTGAGACATTCGGGGGTTCGATGCAGGAAGAGAGAAGAGAAGTGAAAACCGTGTCAGCCGTCGGGTGGACGTGAGATGTTGACGTGTAACCACGTAGGGGCTAATAACGTAGCCGTGTACACAGGAGAAATCGTATGATGGGTCCGGCCTTGATACCAGCCGCTAGTGCGTCTGACTTAGAAGCAGAGGCGCAGCGTGCGGTCGATGCGAAACAGAGTTCTGCGATAATACAGGGTTTGGCCTCGCACGTCCGGCACCGCTGGGAGACTATGCGGGATCACAAACGGGACGATATAGAGGAGCGGCTTACGTCGTGTCTGCGTGCGCGTAACATGGAGTACGAGCCGTCGAAACTGGCTCAGATCAAGTCTCAGGGCGGGTCCGAGTTGTTTATGGGTATTGTGTCAACGAAGTGCCGTACGGCTACTGCATGGCTGCGTGACACGCTCCTAGGGACGGGTTCGGACAAGCCTTGGTCGATAGCACCCACACCGCTGCCTGAGGTGCCGCCTGAGGTACAAGATAACTTACAGATGATAATGGAGCAGAACCTCCAGCAGTATTATGCGGAGGGTAACCCACAGGCTAGTCCTGAGGACTTGAAACAGTTGGCGTCGGGTATGAAAGATACCGCGATGCGCTCGATGAAGGAAGAGGCTGACAAGCGCGTAGGGCGCATGGAGCAGAAGATAGAGGACCAGCTCATAGAGGGTGGGTTCATAAAAGCCCTGTACGAGTTTACGAACGACGTTGCGACGTTCCCGTATGCTGTGTTGAAAGGGCCGATACCACGTAAACGTAAGGCCATGAAGTGGGCTGACGGTGAGTTGAAAGCCGTGGATGTCCTGCGTGACGAGTGGGAGCGGGTAGACCCGTACAAATTCTACTGGGCACCGTGGGGCGATGACATACAGAATATGCCCTGTTTGGAGCTGCACCACCTCACACGAGAAGATTTAGAGGCCATGATAGGCGTAGACGGGTACGATAGCGACTCTGTGCGTTCTATACTGTCTGATTTCGGTGTTGGAGGGTCAGAGTGGGTAGATACTGACGATAGCGACATAGAGGCGGCGTCGGGTAAGGACTTCGATGAAGCTCACGACGATCTGGTGACTGCGCTACAGCTCTGGGACTCGATACCGGGGAAACTACTGCTAGAGTGGGGTATGAGTGAGGAAGAGATTCCTGATCCGATAATGTCGTACCCCTGCGAAGTGTGGATGATAAATAATATAATCATCAAAGCTGTGCTTAACTACGACCCGCTAGGCCGTAAGCCTTACTATTTAACGTCATACGAGAAGATTCCGGGTCGTGTAGACGGCCATGGTGTCTCTGATCTGTGTATGGACGCTCAGAATATGTGTAACGCAGCCGCTCGTGCGCTTGCAAACAACATGGGAATCTCCTCTGGTCCGCAGGTAGGTGTCAATATAAGTCGCTTACCTGCGGGAGAAGATGTCACCCAGATGTACCCGTGGAAGATTTGGCAGTTCAGACAGTCGGACTATAACGACAGCTCGCAGCCGATGACGTTCTTCCAGCCTCAGAGTAACGCACAGGAGCTTATGGGGGTATTTGACAGGTTTATGGGCATAGCAGACGAAGTGTCGGGCATACCCAAGTATATGACCGGTGAGCACGTACCGGGGGCAGGGCGTACGTCGTCTGGTCTCTCTATGCTCATGTCCAACGCTGGTAAGAGTATTAAGCAGGTTATAGGTAATATCGACAACGACGTGCTGAAACCCATGCTGGAGAGACAGTACCAGAGGAATATACGCTACGCTGACGACCCTGACATGATCGGTGACGTGACTGTTGTGGCAAAAGGTGCGCAATCTCTGGTTGTTAAAGAGGCTGAGGCAGTGCGTAAGAGCGAGTTCCTGCGTCTTGTGTTGGAAAGCCCTGTCGCACAGCAGATCGTGGGTCCAGCGGGTACCGCAGAGCTTATGCGTGACCTAGCGGGTAATATGAACACAAATGTGGACAAATTAGTGCCGTCCAGAGAGCAGATTATGCAGCAGCAACAGGCTGCACAGCAGCAACAGATGGCTATGCAGGAGCAGCAAATGATCATGGAGCAACAGCAGCAACTGCAAGAAGATGGCACTCCGAAGGGCGGAAGGCAAAGTAATCACGTAAGCCCACGTCCAAACGGACAATAAATCTCTACGTTTGTTGACATGTAAGCACGTGTAAGGTAAAACGAAAAAATGATAGACTTAAATTCTGCTGACCCACAGTCAGTTAAGGCACTGGCTAGACTAAAAGAGTCGGGTGGAGAGGCATTATTGAAGTTGCTGCAAACAGAGATGGATGTGGCAAAGCAGAAGCTGGTTTACGCAGGTGATATGGGGACAATCCACCGCCTACAAGGACGAGCAGAAGCATACGAAGACTTGCTACGGGCGGCTAAAGAGGCGCTGGTAGTGTAATGAAATGAAGCACACCATGACGGGAGCAGCTTACCTACGGGCGCTGTGAAACAGAGTTGGTGCTTTGAGGGGATAAATATGGCGCTGCCAAAACAAGTACAAGCACAGCTTGATGAAGTCGAAGAACTGGAAAAAGAACTAGAGGCCCGTGATGCGAAAGCCAAAGAGGTTGAGCAAGCGGATACTGAAGCAGACGATTCCGAACCCGAGACCCAAGAAGCCCTTAAACTTGTGGAGACAGAACCAGCTAACACGTCACCGACGGACGTAGAGGACGAGCTTACTTTTGAACAGCGGTACAGAACCTTACAGGGGAAGTACGATGCAGAAGTTCCTAGATTGTACGATCAAGTTAGGGATTTAGAAGACAGGATAGACCGTCTTCAAGCAACAGCCGCTAGACCTAAGTCAGTCGAGCCGACAAAGCCTAAGGCGAAAGTTAGTTATGTGACCGATGAAGATCGGGCTGAATTTGGTGAAGAGTTAATAGACGTTCAAAGGCGTGTGGCGCGAGAGGTTTCTGAGGAATATCAGGAGCAGTTTGCAAAACAAGCTGAGGTTATTAAGGCGTTGGAAGAGAAAATTGCCAACACCGGTAATCAGGTCGGAGCGATGTCATTTACTCAGAGACTGGCACAGCTAGTACCTGATTTTGATGCCATTGATAAAGATGAACGTTGGATTGCGTGGCTCAACGAGCATGACCCCATGACAAGGGCACCGCGTAGAACTCAGGCTAAAAACGCCTTTGAAGCCGGAGACGCAGAAGCAGTTGCACACTATGTGAGTCTGTTTAAAGGCGAATCCGATACTCAAAAGCCTAAGAGCCAACAACGCCAGACAGAGCTTGAGAAACAGGTCGCGCCAAATCGTTCCGGTAATGGTTCGAGAACGCAGAGCGTAGGTAAAGACTCCAAGATATACTCAGAACGTGAAGTTGAGGCTGTCTGGAACAAAATCCAAACTCTGACTGTTCGAGGTCAAGCGGACGAAGCGGCTAAACTTGAAGCTGAAATTACGACTGCTTACATTGAAGGTCGTGTCCGACACTAAAGTGTTCACACGTTAGCAGTTGTTGTAACCAACAGGAGGCCATCATGGCTGCTATTTTTCCCGTAACGGGACCATATGATACTAACCCGTCGTACTCCGGCGGTTTTATTCCACAACTTTGGTCGAAGAAGCTAAACGCTAAATTCTACGCCAATACAATGATGACTGAGATTGCCAACACCACTTGGGAAGGCGAAATCAAGAACCAAGGCGACTCGATTCGCATCCGTACTGCACCGTCCATTACAATCAATGACTACGCAGGTGCGGGTACTACTCTGGCTTCAGAGGTTCCAGTGCCAATCTTCACTGACTTGCAGATCGACAAAGGTAAGTATTTCAGTGTCCAAGTCAACGACGTGCTCGCGCATCAGGCTGACTTAGACTTGATGAACATGTTTACTGACGACGCTGCCAAACAGTTGAAAATCGCAATCGAGAACGAAGTGTTCTTCCAGTGGTTTGTAACTGAAGGCGCTGACGCAGCTAACGAAGGCGACGCCGCTGGTGCTCTTTCTGCTGAGTATGACCTCGGTACAGACATGGCTCCTGTTGATCAGGCTACACCCGGAAACGTTTTGGAAACTATCCTCAAAATGTCTGCGGCACTTGACGAGCAGAACGTCCCAGAAGATGGCCGTTGGTTGATTATCACACCATATGACCGCCAGTTGCTCATGCAAACTGACATCGCGCAAGCGTACTTCACAGGTGACTCTGCTTCTACGATCCGTACTGGTAAAATCGGCATGTTAGACCGCTTTACAGTGTACGTGTCTAACTTGTTGCCAAAAGGTGGCCCTGACAGAGCAATGGTTCCCGGCCTTAGTGCTACTAGCTCTGGCGGAACTTTAGCCGGTGCTAAAAACCGTCGTCAGATGGTCGGTGGTACCAAGGCAGCTTGTGCGTTTGCTTCGCAAATCAACAAGACAGAGCCACTTCGTAACCAGACTGACTTCGGCGACATCGTTCGCGGACTTGCAGTGTATGGTCGCAAAGTAGTTAAGCCAGAAGCGCTTATCACAGCTATCGTTGGCGCAGCCTAATAACGACTAACCTGCGGGAGGGGTTCGCCCCTCCCACTTCAACGACAGGAGAGCTGTTATGGATGTAGTTGATCGCATTAAAGCTGTTGGCGGTGAGTTTGTTAACAACAAGGCTAGGGTCCGAGTCGGTGACAAGCGTGTGGTAATCGCACGCATGGTAGACGATAAGATGACACTCACCCCTGAGGGTGTAGAGTTTTTAAAGACCTCTGACAACAAACCTAAAAAAGCCGCAGCCAAACCTAAAAAGGTGTCTGCTGATGACGACAGTTAGGGTCACAGATATAGTCCGACGGGTAGAAGATGTCCTCCAAGACACCAATGTTCGTTGGCCTAGGCTCGAACTTCAGAATTGGATCAATGAGTCGTATCTGACAATTACACTACTTAGGCCGGACGCTAACGCTGAGTCCGGTACTTTTACGTGCGTCGCCGGAACTAGGCAGGTTTTGACGGATGGTTTTCCTACAGCCCTACGCTTACTCGACGTAACTAGAAATGTAGCGGATAAGTCCAGTAAGAAGGTAGTTCGCTTGGTTGCTCGCAGCGGCTTGGACGACCAACGCCCCTCGTGGCACACTGACGAAGAAACGCTTAATATTCAGCAGTTTATGTTTGATCCCAGACAGCCGAAACAGTTTCTTGTTTACCCACCTGCGTCGGATGAAGCAGAGCTTGAGGTTGTATACTCAAACTCACCCGAGACGCACAAACTTACAGAAGCCGAACTAGACCCCGTTGGCGGTAGTAGCGAGGTTATATTCCTCGACGACAGCTACACTACACCGATCATCGACTGGGTTTTGTATCGTGCGTACTCCAAAGACGCAGAAAGTGGAGCCAACGAGCAGCGTGCCGCAGCTTCTTACTCGGCGTTTAACAACACAATAGGTGCCAAGATTAAAGCAGACTCTGCTGCGGCACCCGGAAGTGGGGCGTAATGATACTAGCTTGGGATAATTTTTACGACATGATACAGCCCTACCTACCGGGCTGTCCTGAGATCGTTATCGACCAACACCTACAGCAAGCTGCCGCTGACTTCTGCGAGCGCAGTGAAGTGTGGCGGTACGACTTAGAGACTGATTTCACTATTCAAGGTCTGAGGGACTACCAGCTTGAAGCCCCGACGGGTGCCAAGATTGAAAACGTAGGCTCGCTGTACTTAGAGGGAACTAGGCTAGAGCGGGTTTATGATCTCGATTTCAAGATGTTCCCCATGGCGGCTAACTCAAGACCTTCGCGTTATGCAATCTACATGGATCAGGAACTCAGGTTCTACCCGACACCCGACGCCAAGTATGGATTTACGGGTAACGCAGTAATCAAACCATCGCGCACCGCGATAGGCGTAGAAGACTTTATTTTCGAGACCCACAGTAGGGCTATATCCAGCGGAGCCATTGCGTCTTTAGCTGCCATTCCCGGCAAGGAGTGGACTAACCAAGAACTAGCTATGGTGTACTCTATGGGTTTCAAAAAACATATGGACGACGCCAGAGGCAGAGACACACGAAAAGCACAGATGCGCGTAGACAGCGTTCATTTTGCTTAATCAGGAGCGGTAATATGATACCCACATGCGCAGTTACGTGTACCATGTACGACCAGAACGGCCAACCAGAAGAAGGTGCGGTCGTTCGTGCTAAGTTGAACCGCTATGAAATTTACGATGGGTACGTTGTACCTGAGATGGTTACGGGTATCTGCGACCAGTTTGGTCAGTGTACGCTTGACCTATGGCCTAATGAGCTAGGGGCTACGGAGTCGCTGTATGACATTACTCTTGTGGGTGAAAAAGGTCGTAAGCTACAAACTCAAGCTGCGGTTCCCAACGTTCCGGCGGCTGACCTACACAATATTTCCCTAATACCTCCATACCCGGGCAAGTCGGACGGGCAAATTTCACTGGAAGAAGCGCATAAGGCTGCTACCGAGGCTAAAGCCGCAGCAAAAGCAGCCAAGGAAAGCGAAATTGCCGCTAAAGCGAGTGAAGACGCAGCTAAGATAAGCGAAGATAACGCTAAGATAAGCGAAGACAACGCTAAGGTTAGCGAAGATAACGCCAAGGTTAGCGAAGACAACGCCAAGGCGAGTGAACTTGCTGCTGAAAACGCGCAAGACAACGAAGATAGGGCTAAAGAGTGGGCTGACCAAGCTGCTATAAGTGCCGGAGAAGCGGCGGTAAGTGCCGCTGAATCCAGTGACAGCGCAGATGAGTCGTTTATCAGCGCGAATGAGTCTGACCAAAGCGCAAAAGATTCTCAACAATATGCGGATGAATCCTTAATATCTGCGCAAAACTCACAATCTTCTATGCTTGAGTCTCAAG